GCCTGTATTCATTGAACAGCCAACAGTCGCAGTCGCCAGTTATGAAGAACCACACGGTATTCAATCTAGCGATCATAGCTCAGATGGTGATAGAAGAGGTCAATGAACTAGACGGTGATAATCAATATATGCCACGTGAGAAGTTAGAGTTGACTTATAGACTTACACATCACTTCTTAGGCATGGCATATGACGAATATTATCAAAGCGATGTAGATACCGTGTTCTTAGCGGTACTACAATTATCAATAGATGGAGAATTAGATGAGTGAACAAAAACCAAAGAAACAAAATGGCGGAGCTAGAGCCGGAGCAGGACGCAAAAAGGGCGGCACTAACAAAATCAGTGGCAGTTCTATTATTGCCGCACTAGAAAAATCAACTGGCAAAGCATACGAAGAACAATTAGCTGAAAACTATATGAACGCTATTGCTGACGGAGACAAGTCTATGGTTGCTAAGTATGACCAAATGTTCTTGAACAAAGTAGTTGCTGATAAAGCCGAGATGGACATTACTAGTGCTGGTGGAGCCATACAAACTGTGTTTAACTTTGGTCATCAAGAGTTACCAGAGTGGGGCGGATTGCCTATCACATCGTTGAAAAAATGAACGCAGTAGATATTACTCTTTACGGCGAACAGCGCACTGTCTTACATGATTGGCTTATGACTGATAAGCACTGTATGGACATTGTGCCTGTTGGTAGTGGTAAAACATTCTTAGCATCTATTGCGTTACCCATATTTGCTAACAATGATATCTACCATAAGGGTAAAGATATTATCTATTCTGCTCCTACTCGTGAAATGATCAAGACCCTAATATGGGAACCGTTGAAACAATCTTGTCGCAACTATTTTAACATTGCCGACCGAGATATCAACAATTCGGATATGACGATTAGATTTCCTAACGGTGTGTATATTCGTTGTAAGAGTGCTGAACAAAAAGAAAATCTGCGTGGTATCAACGCTGGTGTATGGATTGCTGACGAAGCGGCATTGTATAGTGAAGAATCACTCTTAGAAATCACTAACCGATTACGCCCTCGTGTTGGTCAACCTGATAGTGAAGGTAGATTTATTGTTATTAGTACTCCTAATGGCGCTAATGCTCTCTACACACTCTACAACAATGCGCTAAAGTTACCAGATAAATGGATCGTGCGTCACCTAACATACGATCAAATGCGCAGTGGTAATAAGCAGTTCATTGAAACACAACGACAAATCTTATCGCCACTAAAGTTCGCAAAAGATTATCAGTGTGTTTGGGAATCGGTTGAAGATAAGTTCTTTATGGCATGGAATAGAGCCATGTGTGTAGAAGAAACCGTAGATACTGGTGGCGATCTCTACACGTTTCACGACTTCAACATGAAGACCATGTGTGCCATCGTTGCTCGTGTAACTAACCCTAATAAACTAAACGGCACTATTGAAGTGCTGAAAACATACGCTATTCACAACTATAGTACCGAAGATATTGCTAGACGTATTCGTGAAGATTATCCACAGCGTAACATCTATGCTATTATCGACGCTACTGGTGCGCACAATAATCGTAGTACAACATCACAGTTTGGTATCACTGACAAAACAATCTTAGAGAAATATGGTTTCACTATTATCAATCTTAGTAAAGCGAACCCGCTGATCAAAGATACTGACAATAGTTCAAACGCTTTTATCGCTCGTGGTGGTCTAAAAGTGCCATCTAAGGAATCTAAACTGTTAGAAGCACTAGACAACTATCACTACGAAGATGCCTCACGTGTTAAGCTAGTGAAATACCCTGAGCCACAGTTCTCACACATTGACGCTCTTGGCGACTGTTTACGCTATGGTATCAATCACCTATTCCCAATTACACACAACGATACTCCAGTGCCTGACTATCAGACTGTACTCAATGTAGGCACCAAAGTTCCCGGACATCAGTATCGCAAGCAAGGTATCTACGGTTATGGTACGCCTACTATGGAAGAATTGTTAGGTGGTGAAAGTGATGTCAATAATGATTTCTCAGATAGTGTAAGCTGGGATTGATAAGATAAATAAAGAATAAGGAATAATTCCCAATGAAGAAAAGCACCCTGCTTAATAAGAACTCGTTATACACGGCTATTGAACCGTCTATGAACATGTATCAGTTAGCCTACTTTGGCAACGAAACATTCAAACGAGCTTGTCGTAAAAAGCGTCCAAGCGAAGACGCTATCATCTATAATGATGTGATTCAGCACACATCAGTAGCGCCTATTTGCCGCTATGTTGTTGACACTATTAATGATGTTGTATTCGAACCCGGCGTCAAGCGTGAAGTCCTATTCGCTAGTGAAATGGGCACAATGTTGCCAAATGAAGGTCAAGATTGGGCAGAGCTATTTGAACTAGATGCTGACTTAACTAACACATCATTGAATGGCGTTATGGAAAACATTGGAGACTTGACGAGTATCTTTGGATTCTGCTGGGTATTTGTTGATATGCCAACCGCACAAGTAGGATATGAATCGTCACTACGCCCCTATGTTGTGCCAGTATCACCACTAAACGTATGGGATTGGGAATTCACAGAAGTTCGTGGCGTACAGATTCCTGAATATGTTAAAGTGCTAGAGCGTGAAGAAACTGATTGCTACTATTTCAAAGTGTACTATCTTGGAACAAAGTCAACACCATCGTATTGGGAAACATACGAAGTAGAAAAAGGTGGTGATGCGAACGAAGATATCATGCCACTAGCGACTGGCACGTTCCCACTAGGCATGTCAATTCCCGGCTTCATCGCATACACTAAACGTGACCCACGCCGATTTGAATTAGGCATTTCAGATATTGATATCGCAACTGATACACAACGTGAAGTGTACAAGTTGGAATGTGAGGCTTATTCCTCAATTCAATTTGCTCGTACACTAATCAGAGCAGAGCCTGGCATTAAGATTCCAGCACAAGCAGGTTCAGTTGTCAGAGCATCAAAAGATCAAGTAGAAGCTATTCCAGTTGACCAGCAAGATGTAGATGTTATTACACAAAAGCAAAACGATTTATTAACTACTCTACAGAACCTTACTGGTTTAGGTGGTTTGACAAAACAATCACAAAGTGTCCAAAGTGGTGTATCTATCATTGAAGAACGCCGTCAACTACATCGCACAGCTAAAGCTAAAGCCCGTCTAATGGAAGTGTGTGAAGAACAAATTTGGACATTCGCTAGTCGTTTTATGTCAGTTCGTTGGGCAGGTGAAGTTGCGTATGGTACTGACTATGAACAGCATGATAGTCGCTATCGTATCGCACTAATGAAAGAAGCTAAAGCGTTGTTACCTGAGAATCCTATCATTAATGGTATGATTCTAAAAGAGTTGGTTGGCTTGATGGCACCAGCACATGAGCAACAAGAGTACTTAGAAGCTATTTCAGCGTTACAAGACCCTACAGTACAGATGTTACAACAAGAAGAAGTTGGTGAAGTATACTCTCGTGATATTGGCGATCAAGTGCCAGATGACGGTGAAGAAGATGAGGACAGTAAAACAGATATGGAAGACAATGCCGAAGAGGGTGGTGGCTACTCTATCAACAATACGGGTCAATCGTATACAACTAGTGAAGCTATCGTAGCTGGCATAGGATTTGTAGGCGGCGGTAGATAATAAAAAAGGAGCTTATTGCTCCTTTTGTTCTTTCTTTTCTTCTTTTTGGTTGTCGTCTTTTGATTTTAGATAACTAGTAATCAACCATAACACCGCTAACACCGCCAAGGCTGGACCGATACCAGCACCTCCACCAGCGGGAGTAGGTGAGCACACAGTATTGGCACCGACAGGGCGGCAGGTGAGGGATTGAGCACTAGCGTGGGTGATGGTGAATAGGAGGATTGTGGCTATGATTATGGATTTCATTTATACCTCAGTGAAGTCAGTAGTTGAACAGCGACTAGATTGTACATCTGTGGCGATATATCCCATGTTGAACTCTTTGATTGCTACTGTCTTACCTGCCGGTACTGTTTTGTAGATGACACGAGTATTACTGTCAATCTTAGTGCCTGTTTCGCTCAGTCCAACACACTTTACTTTGATATCTTTGACTGTTTTATTTGTATTATTAGTGATAGAGAAGTCGGCAATCATTACAAGCCCAAAACCCCCGGCAGTAAAACTGGTGATTTTAGTGCTTACTTGTTCTTGAGGTGTAGTTGACTTACCGCAAGCTGTAAGACTGGCAACAATGATGAGGGAGGCCAAGAGTGTTTTCATTTTAAGGTCTTTCAAGATTGTATGCTAGGATTCAGCGACTTGCTTTATCAACTAACATGAAGATATTGTATCAGAAGTGGGATTTATTGTCAACTACTAGTGTTGCTATTAAACAACAGCCTCTGCTACACCGTTGTTCAGTGATTTCTCTACTGAACAGACTCTAGTATAGCAGAGTTTGTATTTTACGTCAATACAGCAAAAGTATTACTTTGTCAGATTGAGAATCATCAGGATAACAAGCTGTTCGGGCATCTCAGTCATGAAAGCGTACTCAACGCCGTCATAGAGCATTTTGTCTTCATCGCTACGAATACGATTGTTGTTGATCACACGACCGCGCATAGCGATAGCATTGTCAGCGTTACACTCTTTTTTAGCGAAACTGATCTGAGCTTTTGTGAAAGCGGCTTCTACTTTAGCGATAGTGTCAGCATCACGGGTGAGAACTTGAACAACAGTAGCGGTGTAACCGGCGAAGCGTTTTGTGTTGAATTGAATAGTTTTCATAGTAGGGTCTTTCAAAGTTGTATGCTAGGATTCAGCGACTTGCTTTATCAACTAACATAAGAGATATTGTATCAGAAAAGCGATTTATTGTCAAGTAAGTAGAAAGTATTACTTTCAGAAGTGTTCACTGTACAAGGCTTCAACTTCTTCTTTTGACATTTCTGACAGTTCGTCAAA